AATCTTCTATTTACATGATAGATCGCAGTAATATCAACACTACTTGCTATTGTAAATTGAGTTGTTGAAACCCAAGCTGGAACATAAGCTGAATCTCCATCTCCATATTCCACCCATTGACTATCGTTAAACCACTCTCTAGTATTTTTCATTAATGCCCTAATTGCATTATTTAAATTACTAGGTAACATTCCCTCTGCTGTATTTATTCCATTTAAAGAAGTGTTACTTGCTTGTGTTGTTGAGTAGTCTTTTATTCCTGCCATTTATTTTCTCCTAATTCATAAACCAACTAAAAGCTTTATCGCTTTCAGCATTGTTCTTGTTAATTAATGTATTTACAGCTTCTTCAACTTGTCTTTGAAAAAACTCCTGTGTTTCAATTGAATATCTAATATTATCAATATCTATTTTATCTGACATTACCTGTTACCACCTGGAGCTACTGTTAAATCTATTCCTTGTGCATGACTCCAAACACTACCTGCTGGAATTTTTACATTAGCTCTAACATATCTACCTGATTGTCTTACTGGATTAATACCAGAGTCGTTCATAGAGCTTGTTGCTGAAGTAGTAACTGCATCTGCTAATTTTTCTCTTGTTTTAACTGTTACATTTGCAACAGCATCTACAATTGGTCTAACTGCTGTAATATTACTTCTTAAACCTTTTATCATTTCAGCTTCTGTAGTTTCTATTTCTGCTTCTAAATTTGTTCCAGAAAAAATAGCTGCTTTAAAGTTTTCATCAATAGCACCTAATTTTAAATGTCCTACTGTCCAAAAATCTGTATCTAATGAAATATTAATTTCATCTAAGTTTTCAGATATTAAATCCATTAACTCAACTGTGTTAAAACTTACAAACTGTTCAAAAATTTGTGATGCTTTAACATTAGCAATTGTCCATTTTTGAGTTACATAATTATAAATAAGCAATCTATCACAAACACCATTAGTATTTGCATTATTTTTACTTGGATATAACCATATCGCTAAAGTATTAAATGGATCTACTGCTGCTGTTATTCTATCTGAATATGCTTTGTTTAAATCTAAATCAAAAAATCTATTTACTTTTTCTGCACCTATTGGCAATATTTGGTCGCCATTAATTTGAAAAAATCCATCGTCAGCATAAAAGAAAACTTGTCTGTTGTCCTGGCAAACTGTTTGTCCATAAACTGCACCTCTATTAGGTGATATAACTGAAAATCTAAAAACTACATTTCCACCAACAAAGTCCATTCTAGTTATTTGATTTTGTCTAAATACATATCCTACTTCTCCAGAAGTTATATGTACTACTTGACCACCTGAGCCAGGCAGAACTTGCGTATCAGATGAACTAATACCAGCTTCCCAAGTGGAAATATCATTAATACCTGACCATGCAACTTTGTTTTTTGCATTTTCTATGTTACCTGTCACCAAGAAATCCCTAATGACGCCACTCACTCTAAACTTAGCTGGTACTGTTCCTGATGTTGCAATACTCTGTAGTGTTGCAAAATTAGTTGAAGTACCCATTAGATAATACATTGGTGGATTAACACCATTACTTGCTATTATGTATTGTCCAAATTGAGTAAATGTAAAAAAATCTGTATCTGTACTTGATATAGTTAAACTACCTTTAACACTTGTAAATGTTCCAGATGTTAATTTATAAATATTGTCTTTAGTTCCTACAAAAGTAAATACTGCATTTGTATTATCTCTAAAACTACCTGCACCTTTAGCATTTTGTGTAACATTTGATGCACCACTATAAGGCACTAAACCTTTAACAGGTTTATAACTTGTTTGTGCATGATACACATTTGTTGCTACAGTTGCACCTGGATTTAAATTATCTGGTTGATCTGGCAACCATTCGCCAAAAGGTAATTGCATATATATTTCCTGTTATGAAGTTGAAATAAATGGAGATGCTACTGAAGTTACAGTTCTTACTTGTAGTGGACTTCCATTATATTCATCTTCTCTATCGTTTAATTCTAATCGTTCCATCGCTGTTGAATACATTAATTGCCATGTTTGAACTTGCTGTGGATTAATACCACCTAGAAAGTTTGCTGCATGAAATAATGCTCCATATAAATATATAGCTGGATGATTTGTTAAAATAAAATTTGTTGTAACAGATGAACTTAAAGGAGAAAATTTTTTAAAATAATTCATTACAGCAGTATAAGTTGCATCTGGTTTTGGAGAGAATCTAATTGTATCTCCTAAAATTGTAAATGTAGTTGGCTTTCCAGTAGTTGATGTACCAGTTGTAGTGTCCATTTGAGCTGGTGTTGTATAAACTAATGGTGTTTTTGTTTGACCACTTAAAGTATAAAAATCTCTAATTTGTAAAAAGTCAGTAGGCAAAGATTCTGTTTCAGCATCTACAGTTATACTTACTTGTGCAATCATTGATCTAACTCTTAACTTAGAATTAAAATCAGCTTCAGTTAATGCAATAAAATCTGCAATTTGAGTTGTTAAATCTGATCTATTTAACCAGTCTGCTACAGATGTTTTTAATTCTGAATATGTTGTTAATGCCATTATAAATTGCCCTCTGCTGTTCTAAAATATCTAAATTCAGAACTGTTTAATTTTTCTCTTAATATTTTTTTTTGTACTTCTCTTGGTAATTCAAACCAATTACCTTTGTTTTGATCTTTATGATATTCTTTGCACCATATCTCAAGAATAACTGTTGGTATTGATGCTATTCTTTTTAAACCTTTGTCTGGTGAGTAACCATCATTCTGGGTATATAATCTTTTATTATTTTCTAAAATAGGTTTAACATCTATTGATCTTTGTTGAACAACACCATCTGTACCATTATCTAAAAAAGTTTCTGTAATACCTTTATCGTCTGTTTCTTGACTTATTTTTTTCATCTGCCTTGACCTTTGTATCTAGTAAGTTTTTTATTTAACTTTTCACTTTTTGAAAGATTCTTTTTGTGCTTACCTAACTTAGGTGGTTTATCTCTTGGAACAAAATGAATAAACTTTTGTTTAGCCAAAACTAGCCACCCATTTCAGTAACAGAAATCTTGTTACCAGATGAACCTATACAAGCACATTTATGATTTGGAGAAACTTTAAAAATTTCTGGTTGATCTGCTGGTATAAAAATACTTGTAGCTGTAGCAACAGGTGCTGCACCAAAAGTAATATGCACATCTGAATCTGAACAAACTCTTACATATTGTGTAGTTGAAGCAAATGTACCAGTCGCTGTAGAATTAGTATTTGTTAAAGCTACATGATGTATAGTACCTGGTCTTAATCCATAATTAAAACTCATAATTTATTTTTCCTTTATATTTAATATTTTCTTTTTTTTACTTTTTTGCCTTTTTTCTTTGCAAAGGCTTTTGCTTTTTTCATTCCAGATTTACTGTATGAAAACTTTTTTTTTCCTACCATTGGCATAATTTATTTCCTTTAGTTTGGTATTTGTGGGGAAGTATCGCTAGACAAGATCCCCACAAAGATTGTAATTATCTTCTGATAACAAAAGTTATTTCCATTTTAGAAGTATTTGTTGAACCACCATTAGTGATACATTCAATTGCTCCATCTTCTTCAACTCTGTTAGCAGCAGTTGGTTCTGCTGTTGCTATTCTACCTGCTGATCCAGAAGCTGTATGACTTATAGCTCCACCAGTAACTGCAACACCACCTATTTCAAAAGAGATAGCTGCTGTTCCTGTAGTAGTAGCTTTGTTATGTGTAATAATTTTAATTATTCTTCCACCATCTGGTACACAAACAAAAGTTGATGATCCAGTTGATACATCTGGAATTGCAGATGTTATAAAGTAGTCGTTTAGTGTTCTCATGTTATTTTCCTATTTTTGTATTGCTTCGTTCCGATTATTAAATCTTCAAAGAAAACAAAATTATTAATTGAATAATAAGAGGGAGTAATAAAACCCCCTCTTATAAATGTTTTGATTAAGCTGCTGTTAAATCAAATACAGCACCACTTGCTTTTTCGTTTTTAGAAACAAGTGTGTATTCTGCTAACATAGCTTTTTTCTGTGCATCACCAGTTACTGCAAGATCCATAAGTTTGAAATCTCTTAAGTAAGCAACACACCACATATCAGGTGACAGTACAAAACAATCTCTATTTCTTGAGAATCTGTTAGGTACAACAGTCATTGATCCAAAGTCTGACTCATAAATGTCAATAGCAGCAACAAGTCTTTTGTCCTCTGCTGAAGTCATTTTAGTAGAGCCACCAGTAAATCCTGATAGTTTTTGTTTGTTGAAAGAACCAAGCATGATCATTGATGGATCACCACCATTATCCCAGCATTGTTTTACAACATCTTTCAATTGTGCTTCTGTGAAAGCTCTTTGAGTTCCATCAGTTCTAAGTATGCCTGGAGTATCAACTCCACCTACTGCACCATTAGCACCATTTGCTGCTTTGCTAGTGTTAGCTTGAATCCAAGATGGCAGACCAGCTAAAGTTCTTGCTGCTGCTGCACCACCTGCACCTTTTGATTGGTTATTTGTAAGAACAACTTCCATATCTCTTTTTAGTTCTTTTGAACTTTTTGAGATTTGGTAAGCTAGTTCGTTATTTCTTCCAGCACTATTTACAGTATCTTGCGTACCAGAAACAATTACAGATTTTCTTGAAATCTGAGTTTGGTTATTGATTCTGACAGTTGGATTAACTGCTAAGAAAGTGATTTCATCACCCTCTACTTGAGCATTAGTTGCTGCTGTTGCTAGTGCATCAGTCTGCCACTCATGGAGTGTTCCAGATGCTTTTTCTTTTCCAATTGAACTCATAAATGGCGTATCGGTAGGTGAGATATTATAGATTATATCTGATAAATCTTCTCTATTACCAATAGCTGCATAAGTTTGGAATGTATTTGCTACGATTGCCATAGTTTTTATTTCCCTATTGTTGAGTTATTTTTTGTTATTGTTAATCATATCTAAAAATACATCTTGAGCAGCTTTCATACTGCCAGATTTTTTTAGACGACTAAACTTTTCTCTACTAGCTTTTGATCTGACATCGTTTTTGTCTTGTTTAATACCTGACGAAAATGTTCTGCCTGGTTTAGAAATTTTTTTAGCAATATTTGGTTTTGCTTTTTGTAAATTTCCAAATTTCATAGCATCATTTACCAGCATTAAAATTCTATGATCGTACACTTGAGCTATTTCTTGGTCGTTAAACCCATATTTAGACAAATGGCTTCTCATATTATTTTTTAAACTTGATGCTTTACTAGGATCAGCAAAATCAGGAATTTTATTAACTAATTTTGTTTTTTCCACTTGTAAATATCCATCAAATTGTGCTTTTTGCTCTGATTGAGTTTTTTGTAAGGCAGAATTAAGTTTTTCTTGCTTTCTTCTTAACCTATGTTCAATCTTAGCAGCTTGAGCTGGATCTTCGTCATAAAGAGCTTCTAAATCAGAAGATGAAATCTCTGAATTTAACTCTTGTTTAGCATTAGACAATAATTGATTCATCTCACTAAGCTTTTGAGAATAGTCTTGTCTTTGCTTTTCAGATTGAGAATGAAAGTTCTTTCTTTCGTTAGAAAGTTCTTCAGTCTTTCGTCTGTAATCAGCATCTCTTGAGTAACCATTTCTCAACTCATCAAGGGTAACATCTAATTCTTGACCTGCAACTTTTACCTTGTAGGTGGAATCTTCTAGTTTCTCTTGAGTATCAATTTGTTCTTC